ATAAATCATTCTGTTATATCTATTTCCCAACAATTCCATATGTTGTGTAACATCATCCATGATACCCATTCGTAAAGCGGCATTATATGCATTTTGGTCATTTTTTTCAAATTCACTTCGATGTTTATATTTTAATGCAATGTCGTGTATTTTTTTTTTATCCCACCGTATATTTCGTTTCATATGCGAAATTATATCATCAATAAATCCACGTCTTTTAGCAAATAAAAAAGCTCCATTTTCATTATTTTTGAAATCTATAAGTCTGTCATAATTTTGAGCAATTCGAAATATATCATCATAGGTCCAATTATTATTTCGTTTTGTTACCATATGTTGTGTAACATCATCCATGATACCCTTTCGTAAGGCGGAACTATATGCATTTGGGGATTTTTTTTGGAACTCTCCTCTATTTCCATATTTTTCAGCCTCTTTTTGAATCAATTCTTTAGTCCACTTGACTCTTTCAGCAATAATTTTTTTTATTTCGGCAAGAATTATTTTTTTCATATATACTAAATACTATTAAAAAAATAAACCCCAAATATAGGGGTTATTTATTTTTTTCAAAATCTAATGTTTGTTGTCGTTTACTTTCAACAAATAAGTTAACACGTTTTTTTGCGACCTCAACATAATTTGAACTGAGTTCGATTCCAATCCATCTGCGTCCTAAAATTTCTGCAGAAACCAAACTTGTTCCGCTTCCAGTAAATGGGTCCATAACAATATCATTTTTATATGTAAGAATCTTGATTGCTTTGGATGGAATATCCATTGAGAATGTTGCTTTGGTTTGTTGTTTTGTATCCGCAAAATATTCCCATTGCCCGTAAACCAAAGACATGAATTCTTTTTTATCCTCTTCTTTATATACCGTTTTCTTTTTCAACGTACCATCTTCTTGTTCAACATCCACAATCTCAAACTCCCATTGTGTTTCCCCTTTAACTTTTTTGATTCTATCTTTCTTATAAGCAAGGATTACACATTCCTTTGGATTGTAAATGTAAGGTGAAGATGGAGACATCCAAGAACCCCAAGCGGTAGTCTTACTTCTATGTGGTGAATTCTCATCAAGATCAACCAATCCATAAAATTTGAACCCAACCTTTTTCATAACCGCCCAAAATTCAGACATAAAAAGAACTCTACCACCTCTATCTTGTACGTTAATTTCATAAGGAATATTAACCGCAATTCTTCCGTCATCTTTCAATACACGAAATGATTGTGTCAACCAACTTTCGGTAAATTGCCAATAGTCTTCCATACTCTGATTATCATCATGAGTATCATAGTCAATCCCAACGTTATATGGTGGTGAAGTAACAACTAAATCGATTGATGATTCGGGTAATTTTCCCATTTCTTCAACACAATCCCCGTTAATAATTTTATTTGTCTCTATTGTCATTATAGTTTTCCTTCTTGTCTCATTTGTTCTCTAATTTTGGTTGCAGAAATATCACTAACTTCTTGAGGTGGAATATGTTCTATAATATCATATCCAACTCCTCTACCAAAATTAACTGACTCGATATCAGGAATAATGATAACTTTAACTCTACCCTCCTGAATTAAGTCTAAAAGTGCTCCAGTAATTTTATTCTCAACCTCTTGTGAAGTATATGGATTTTTATCGTCAGGTTCAATATCTCTAATGCAAATTAAAACATTTTTACCTTCATCAAGGCACTGATTCATTAACCATTTATGTCCATCATGAAATGGTTGAAATCGTCCCACGAGCATGGAATATTGTTTTCCACCAGTGTTTTTTAGTTTTGGGTCTCCCTCTACGTGTATTTTTTTCATTTTTGTTTTTAATTTGTTTTTATAAACTCCAAAATCATATTTGCAGAATCATCAATTGAGACATTCGTCGTATCAATATCTATAAAGTTACCTGTTGGTTTTTCATACTCTTTAACGAAATAACCTTCTCTCCCCCTAACTTCGGTGGTGTGTACATAAACTTCGATAAGATTCTCCCCCATCTTTGATTTGAACTTATCTCTTTGGTCTTTATATGGAGACACCAAGGAAACAAATAGGTGTTTACCTTTATTATGAAGATATTCTGAGATTTGTTGTGCGAGTTCAATATTTTTTCTACGCCCAACTTCAGAGTAATCCTTATTTTCAAATAAATCCCTCAAATCATCTCCATCAATATGAAATACATCCGAACCCATGTTTAACATCATTCGTTTACATAGGGTTGTCTTACCTGATCCCGGTTGACCTGTTAACCAAATTATCATTTTTCTAAATTTTTAATTTTTCTGTTTAAATAGAATGATGCCTTTTTCAAATCTTCTAACTCTTTAGTTGGACATTTCTTTCCAGCCCTTGCAACATACTTTACGACGTTGAATAGGTATGCGTCTTTATCCAACTCCCACGCTTCGCATACTTTAATAACTTCGTATGGGTTATCTTCTCCACCATAATGATTCGGGTGGTTTACCATTTCTTTATTCATTTTTACCCCATTTTTTTCCAATGTATTCATTGTATCTATCATATTTTCTTGGACTATATAACATCCAAACAAAATAGATATCAATAAACCATTCTATCTTATTGAGAATTTTTTTAATTTTTTCCAAAATATTTTTCGATAATCTCCAATCTGTCATCAGCATCTGATAACATCGATAATGCTTCTTCAGCGTTATTATAGAAATCTTTGGTTGAATGGTCACCAATACCAACTCCAGTATTACCCAATAAGTCCAAAGTCAAAAGTGCTTTTGCTTTATCTGCCTCGGCTGAGGTCTTCAACATTTTAATTAGATTTTTGTTCATAACTTTTATTTTTTATAGTTTAATTATTTTTAGAATTTCTTCGTCAGTTTTTCCCTCAACATGTAAGTTGTAAATCGAAACACAAGTTGTATCACCAAAATACAACATTTCACTTTTGCCGAAATATTCTTTTAATTTACCTTGTTTTAGGGCAGAGACGCATTGGTCAAGAATTACCCATCGCTTATTTAGACTCATGTCGGAAATATAACAAATTTAGTTTGTAGAGTCAAAGTTATTAATTTTTTCGAAATTTACAACTTGAAAAATATAAGACATAACTTTTCTCTTAATGATAGGAACCATCGTCTCTTCAAAAGGAAAATTTTGCGAACATTTGATTTCAAATATTGGTAAGGTTTTGTATAATTCTGTTTGATTCCATTTTGAATTTGAGTCAATAATTTCAGTAAGTGTTCTTTCGTCAATTCCACCTTCAGATATTAGACTCAGATGTGTTCTGTTTGTGGACTTATCTTTTTTGTCAGACTTAATTTCATATTCCCACACATACATCTTTTCTTCAGACTTTCGATAGAAAAAAATATACCCTGAACCTGATACTAAATTATTTTTGTTTTTTCGTAAATACAAATCAATAGATTCGAATGCAATATTCCATATTGATTTTGCTATATTGAAGGCATCAAATAGTTTTGGCCCCGAAAACTTCAGAGTCTTATCTAACTCACTCTCTTCTTGTTCGGTTAATTGTCTTGGTTTCTTAGGAGTTAATTCTTTAACAAGTATCTCGTCATCAGGAGATTCAAACTTTTTGTTGGTTAACAAAAGTGTATTCTCCTTTGAGATTGACTGAATATTTGCAAGGTGTAATGACAATTCAACAAAATTTGGGTATAACTCAAACTTATCAAAACTCTGGTCACATTTCTGTAGATAGTCCAACAAGGTATATTTGTTGTACTCGAAATCCAATGGTTCTTTAAACATCCATTCTGGATTTAATTTGAATGATATCTTTTTCTTTCTACCCATAGGGAAATTATAATAGTTATATACTATTAATCAATTCTCATTATATAAAATAAGTCATTGTCATAAACCACCTCATGAGCTTCTCCATCGTAGGTCGCAAGGTAATGACCATAACCATCAGTATCAATTGCTTCTTGGGTTAACGCATCTATGTCAACGAACTGATCATAATCTATATTCAAATCGTCAAAAAACCACCAAGGATCGTCTTTAACCTCACGTAATTTGGTTGCAATCATATCATCAATTAATTCATCAGGGAATTCTCCTTGGGGATCGGACCTTATTTCCAAAATTTCCAAAGTATAATCATCAATTAATTCCTCGAACTCAGATATTTTGGATGAATAAAAATCTTCATTTCCTCTCTCCATAAAATTTTGAAATTGTTTTACCCCAT